AATAAAAATTGAAAAAGTTCAAAAAGAGAGACCGCAGAAAGAAAAATCAAACAAACTATCGTATAAAGAGCAGAAGGAATTTGATACACTTGAAACCGAAATCAGCGATCTGGAAAACGAAAAGATAACAATTGAAGCAGCACTCTCAGCGGGCGAAATTGCCACTGAGGAAATAATTGAAAAATCGAACCGCCTTGGTGAAATTATTCCACTGCTCGAAACAAAAACCGAGCGATGGCTTGAACTGAGTATGAAATACGAAGATTGATTTCGGAAATTATTTTTTCATTTTTTGCGACTTTGCGTCTTAGTATAATCGCCAAAACGATTCGTCCGTAAAATAAAAACGAACCGTCCCAAAAGTAGGAAAAATCACAATTATATCATCATTTAATGCCATTTAAGTGGAAGTTGCCTGTCAATACTTCCACTTTCTTCTTTCCTGGCTTATGGTTGTTATTTGCCACTGATACTGTAAATTCCCTTGTTATTTGGCTCCATTTATTCTTCTTGGTATAATCCTTCAATATGTCGGAAGGATATGAACTGAGCAGGAATTTGCCCTCAATTTTGCTAAGTTTTATCAGTAAGCTTTCAAAGTCTTCAATACTATATCCATCATAATGGCCACAATCGCTGTTAAAGTATGGTGGATCGCAATAAAAGAACGAATCCTTTGAATCCCGGCTGCCAATGATCCTAAGCGCATCGGTGCATTCGATCTGAACTTCCTGAAGACGAATGGCGAATTCTTCTGTAAATCCCTCGCGTTTGTTATGTATTTTCTTTGATGTTGTATTTTTTGAACGATCATATCCCCAGGAGCCGTCAATAATTGAAGCAAAGGATTGTGAAGAAAGTGTCCACAGCGCCCAGGCTCGTTTCAATTCGCTGAACATATCAGGATTGTTGTAAATAGTACTGGCCTTCCTGAACAGATCACGAGAATGTAGAGTAATTCTTATCTCCTTTTCAAGACTCACAAAATCGCTCTGTACAATCTTATAGAAGTTGATCAGCTCTTTGTTTGTGTCGTTTATAACTTCCACTTTCGATTTATCCTTCGCAAAGAATATTGCTCCGCCTCCAAAGAATGGCTCGCAGTAAAGCGTGTGTTCTGGTATCAATGGTATAATTGTACTAACCATGTTTTGTTTTCCTCCGTAATAAGTAATGGGTGTTTTCATATTATTAATTTTATTAGTTTTGTTGTGTACCAATATAAAAGGTGAATACCCACCTATGAGAAGAGCTTTGCCCTTGTCGTGGTGGGTATTCACCTTTATTAGATGTTCCGACTGGTACTCGGACTCTGACGGCAGGGGTTTTTTATTTCCCCTGGTATAATTATTTTAATCTATCTTAAACATCAGTCCTGTTAATGATACTCTTCGATTGTCGCTGGAATCTGAACTGTTAAGAATTACGAATCCTGCATCTGTAATATGAAGTTCACAGCCTTTTAAAACATAAGCTGCATCCTGAACTAAAATTAAAAATCGCTTATAAGTAGCAGGTATATATCCGGCAGGCAAAGTAAATATTCGTACTCCTACAGTACCTGTCTTAACAGTACCCTCAATATGAACCCAGCCATAAGCATCTTTTTTGAATTTTAAAACCGGATCTGTTGATCCGAAATTTACCCACGAACTTTCAAAGGCCGGTTCTCCGGTTCCTCCAACAATATGCCAATCCTCCTCAGCAGGTAATACTGTATAGCTTGCAATTATATCCTGTAAATATTTTGCATTATAAGACATGTGAGTTGGAGGAAAGGACATAACTACATCAACTAATACTCCTTTTCTTACTTGATAAGTTTGATGTGTAGCTCCCAAATCATCCAACTTATCACCAGCGGCATCGTAAGTAACAGCAACATCCCATTTTGCACTATGGAAAGTACTTACAGTAACTGAATGTGCATCGACCTGTAAAACTTCACCATTCAATACAATCCATCCGGCTGTTGTTGTATATGTATTTGTTGCAACTGTTACAACACATCCTGAAAGCTTATACGAAAGTGGAGCTGTTGCACCGAATGAAGACATAAATGCGTTCAGTGCCTCAGTAAATCCATCACCAAACCATCGTATATCATCAGTACGAAAAGAAAATCCATTATTAAAATTTGTTATTAGTTTTTTCATGTGTTAGTATGTTTGAATTGAATATTGTTTACCTGCTAATTTGTATAAATTGATCAGCGATTTCATTTCATTGCTGTCGAATGTTATTGCAACTGGAACCATTACTATAAAATCATTCCCGATCATGTATTCAGCAGTATTATATAAAAATAAGTCCGGCTTTCCTTCTGATGTTTTATAAATAAAAGTGTCGGGCCGTGCCTCTGCTGTATTGTATAAAAACGGAGCATTGTTGTATGATCCATCGGCAATATATATTCCGACATTACCATTGTTGAATTTATCATTCAAAAGTTTTTCCAAATAAATAACCTGCCCTGTGATACACAATGAATATAATGTTTGTGTGCGATACGCATAAAAAATAATGTACAGATCAATTACTGGTTTAACCAAAGCTTTTAGCCATTCAATGTTTTTAGGCTTCCTGAGAAACGGAGGAAGCATAAGCTGAATGATATTATTGAAATCAATATTAAACATTTGCGATATATGTTATTGTTGAACTTAAAGGGAACATAGGATCAATATTCATGTAACCGGCCACGGATTCATAATTTTGATTTATTATTGCATATGAACCTGCGTATGGCTTTCCTTCAGCTGCTGTAATAATTGGATCAACAACTCCTGAAGCTGCCTGGATCGCATCAGTTGATTTTGTAAAATTGAAAATTCCGGCCCATTCAATACCTGATATATAAGCACTGAGTGCATTTTCAACAGGAAATACTGATGGATCGGAAATCAATGATCCATCGGATGCAAGAACAAGAGGATCGTATTTTACGGAATAAGTTATTTTTAGTAAATCCGGGTCGTAACTTATTATTAAAACATTTGTTCCGGCAAATTTAATTTGATTGATGTACACCGTAAATGCTGCCAATTCAGTACTATTTAATTTAGTGGGTACACCTCCAACGAGTTTCGCAACTTTTAATCTTATCTGGCCCCCGGTTTCAATTACTGCACTAAATTTTATTATCTGCTTTGTTGCATCAATTACCGAATACTGATATTTATTATCAATCCACGATAATGAATCACCATATTGAAAAAATAGTGCCTGATTTCTTAGCCATCGTGCAGTACCTGGTATTGCATCGGCAACAATGGCATCAACTTCTGATTTAAATAAGTCCCACAGATTTTCGTGTGTCCATATTGAGACAGCGATAATGTACGCAAACAACCGCCAGATAGCAACTTTGCTGGGGGAGCTTAAATCGCTCAGCAATGTTTGCTCGCTATCGACTGCTGGCTGCAATGCATTTATTGTTGGCTGATTGTTTTTCTCAGCAACAATTGAAAGATATATTTCGGATATTGTACGGGCCATTGAGTTGGGAGTTATGAGTTGGGAGTTATGAGTGAAAAGTTGAAAGTTATTTTATCCAGTTCCTCTGTACTGCCTGCTTTATTTATTTGCTCTTCCAGTTTGTCAACTTCGAATTTTGTTGTCTTAATAGTTTCAATCATTAAATCAACATATTCTTGTTCGTATATTCCAAGTGCCGCAGAACGCTGTTTAAAATCGGGATATACTTTTTCTATCTCAATTTTTGCCTGCATTTTCAGCATAGCAATTTTTGAAGTTTTCAATTCTTCCAGCGATGGTGGAACAGGTGCAACATAAGGAATTACTTCGGGTGTGTTTCCTTCTTCTAAGAATAGCAAGTAATCTCCATGATCTTCGCTTACTGGCCTGTTGCGTAGTTTCCTTATCTGAATAATTTTGTACTCAGTTTCGGATGTGTACTTCCATTTGTATATGTGATTGCTCATTTCTTTTTCTCTTTATTGATTGTATTGGCTTGTTATGTAAGTTTATGGTATACGTGAATCAAACTCTAATGTATGTAAAACAAATTGTGATGCGCCACCAGCTGTAACTGTGAATCTATAATATTTATATGTGGTTGTGTTTGCAATAGTATATAACTTCATCGAAGTAACATCTTGACCTATCTGTATATCAAGTATTGTTTCTTCTCCCGCAAAGGCACCAGTATTTGATGCTTTAAGAGACCAACCTGTAAGTTCTTCGGTTGGGACAGCTGCCCCGCCATGTACTCTATATCCTTTTATTACTTCTGTTCCCGAAAATTCATATCCAACCCATTGAGGATAACTTGTATAATACCAGCAACTCGTATATCCAACCCCATCATATTTGCCATCAAATACTCTCCATCCCTCGTATCCTGCATTTTGAGCAGATACGGTAACTACACCTGATGGGGTTGTGGCATTCGACATTATTGGCACCTCGCTAATATATGGTTTGTATTTATTTTCCAAATAATCTTCAACTAAAATAAAATCACTGGCACTTAATAATCCGTCATATACTATTATCTCCGCTAAATCACCATTCATATATCCTCCATATCCTCCGTCATAAGCCACGCCTAAGTTTAAAGTACCAGTTAGTGCATTACTGTTTGGTGTGCCAGAACCAACTAAATGTCCATTTTCGTATATCTCAGAACTTGCTCCATTCCAAATTCCTGCTGTTATTAAAGAAATTGGAATTTCTCTATAATATTTCACTCCACCTGCCTGTGGGATTAATGATAGCATGCTATTGCTATAATATTGAAGCCACATATTACCACCAAAACTTGTTCCAACTGCAAACGGATACTGTTCTAAACGTGAATTTTCAGTCCATACCATAAATAGGGTAATTGGCTGAGAATATGAAGCAGCAATATTTGCAACTAAAAAGTTGTCACTACCATTGAAACGGATTACTGGCTTATTGTTTAATCCGATGCCCCCATCCGCCACGTATAAAGGTTGGTTTGATCCTGTTGCTTGTAAAGCATGATTTGTTCCTACAGAACTTTCATCTGACCATTGACTGACTAAATCCGAACCATCTTTAGTAACAAGTCCATCACCACGAAGCCACAATACGCAACCACCAATATCAGTAGGAACCCATCCACCACCACTTGCTGCATTTCTTCTACCGTAAGGAATCTGTATCATATCAATAATATTACGGATAAACAACTAAAAACTGAACAGTTAAATCGGCAGCATCATCATTGCTGCCTGCACCATCGGTACTAATTTCAATAGCATTTCCAAAAGCAAGTGCGTAATATGTAGAAGAAATATCAATACTTGTTTCGCCAAAAGTTTCATCAACCGATAATCCGTCGCTACCATTGGACGTGCAAATTTTATTACCAGCATTTACAATGTTTACTTTCGGTTGTGTTGCACCGCTATCGTCAGTCGCAACCTTTGTACACATATAAACAATATAGGCGTCAGGTTTATCCCATTTAATGGCTGTTTTCAGAATTTCTGCAACTAAGTTTGTAGATGCAGTTGCAAGACAAGCACCGGGAAGAACAATGGCAATCATTTCAGTAGAACCAGGCAATGGGGAATAATATAATTCCTGCAATGCTCCTGAGCCGGTAGTTAAGGCAACGCCACCAATGGTTAAAAGATTGGAAGTAATATTTTTTACAAATGCGTATTGGTAAGTTCCTGATAATTTAATTTTAAGACCGTACCCTTTTTTAATAGATGCTGTAAGATCGACAGCCAATGGAATGGTTGAAGTACTGGCTGCGGTAGTTGAAAATTGTGTGGTTGCAGTTAGTTGTTTCCACTTTTCAGTTTTATTGTTCCAGTTGGTGATATCGCCTGAAGCAATTCCATGCGCTAGTGAAGCAACAAATACTGGATCGCTTTCACTACTTAAATATGAATGCGTATGCGATATGGCAGCAAATACAGAAGCAAAAGCTGTTTGCAAATATGTTTTTATTGCCGATAGCGATAACCTGAAATTATTACCACTTCGTGCAATTCGGATCAGGTCGCCATCCAATGCCGGTGATCCATCGTTTTCGTCTGATATTTTTTTGTCGGCCATTTTAGTTTTCTAATTTCATTAATCCACCATCTTCGCGTAATTCAAAGCTTCCATCTTCGCGGAGCATGTAATTTGCACCGTAATTAATGCGCCCGGTAACAACCTTTGTATTCGTTTTTCCGTAATGCTCCTGAATATGCTTCTGAATATTAATTGTGTTGGGCAGTTTGTAGCGTTTGTTTGTTGTTAAATTGCTGTCGAGTCCGTTTATACCATTTGCTGCCATTAATTCGAACACGGCCTCTATTGTGCCATATTCCTGTAATGCAAAATCCCAGATATTTTGATTCTCCAGGGCAACTTGATGAGTCTTGTGCTTTGGAGTAATTTTAATAGAGCTCTCATCAAAGCTTTCTGGAATTGCTTTATAATTCGTGTCGATGATCACAGGGGAGTTGACAGGAATAACAGTATCTACAGACAAGGATTGATTATCGGCTAAAACTTTCCATACAGCGGAAATACTACCATACTGCTGAGTGGCAATATCCCAAACGGTTTGGCCTGTGAAGGTGTATATTATTTTAAACCCGTTCTGCATCGACTTCTAATTGTCCGTTTACTTCTTTCACCTGGTTAACTTTAAAACCATCGCCTTCCAGCTGCAGGCGCAATTGTTTCCTGAACTCACCGTCGATGGCTCCGTTTATCTGCATATTGATATTTGCACCTACCAGGGGAAATTGTTTATAGTGGCCCGGAGCTGCAAGCATTATATCGCGCATGTGCTGGTAATCGCTTTCAGCAACAACAAAATCGCCATTCACAATCTGAATGTCGCCGGTGTCGTCAGTCAATATGTCTTTTACAAGTGTCATTGTTTTACTGCAGTATTTTCAATATCTGAAACTGTTGTTGCTGTTAATTGTGAATATGCCCATGTAGTGATTGCTGTTTTTAAAGCTGCTCCGCCATCGTTGGGAACCGGTATCCACGATTGTAATACTTGTTTCATTGAATTAATGCTATTTTCAAGTGCATTTAATTTTGAAACATTGCTTTGAACTTTCACCAGACCTCCGAGTGATCCGCCATTCATTTTAATTGTGGATCCATCCATACTAAAACTTGTATTGCCAATAACAACTTCAAAACTGTCGAGCTCGCTGGCCATAATAAGGTAAGCTGCACTTTTATTCAGGAAACCTACAATTACATTGCTGCCTACTTTTGGCTGCATATAAAAGCCTGTTGTGGCATCGGGATCAGTCTGGAGCCGGACTGCGAAAATATCGGCATCACCGTTAAGTGGGCGACAATCGCAAGTCCGTTCCTGGCTGTTTACCTGCAACACGGAACAGGTAATGGCATTCAGCTTTGATCCGCCGACAATTGCTCTTATAATTTCTGCTGTTGTCATACGGCTGCTGTTATTAATGTGTCGGGGGTGATCACCTGACGGTAACCTTTGCTTCCGAAATCAATTTTTACACTTTTTATAAGGTAACTTCCATCAGGGTGATATTCGTTGCCGGTTATTTTTGCGACATCGCTTTTCTCAACTGCAGGTTTGCCAAAGGTTGTGAACGTTCCGAAATATCCTGTATGCTTCAGGCGCTCCATTTCTTTTTTTGCGTAAATCTCCAGGTCAGCTGCAGTAAGATCGTAAAAATGCAAGGTTCTTACTTCACCATCGTCGTCTCCGTAAGTCTTTTCAATTTTGGTGTTATTCTTCAGCATTGAAATTGCCGTTACCTTCAGCGAAACATCTTCAGCTATTTTGTACGTAAGATCATCGCTAATTATATTGTGACCGAAAATAAACGATTGCTCTTTTCTTTTTGCAACCCAATAAGCAAGGCCGGAATATAACACCGGGCGTGTGACTCCGTTTTCGGTAATATTACGGAAGTAACTGTAAATGCCATCGCCTTTCAATTCTTCCAGAATTTTTGCAGGAGTCATTTTGGTGTAATTCACTGGCTGCAGGTAAACCATCTCGGCAACATCAGGAACAACGAATTCAATACCGGCAGGAAGTATATCGGTGAGCAGCTGCTTGAGTGTGTGACGAGCTGCATAACTTTTTGTAATATTTCCCTTTTTCAAAAGAAACATCGAGTCTTCACATTCTATCTGAACAGGAACTCCAGATTTAATGCTCTTTATATAGCCGATAAAACGTGTTTTTAAAACATCGTCGTAACCAAGTTCAATAACAACTTTATCGCCACGTTTTAAAATAGGTACTTCGCCAATGGATGAATCGCCCATTGCAATGGCTTTTCCGTTCCACTGCAATTTGCGTGGTATTGTAAGCTTGCAGGTATCGGTTAATGTTTCGATGCTTTGATTAATGGACACATCAACCACGTAATCGAAGCTCCATTTGCCAATTGTAATATGTGAACTTAGTTTCATCATTCTTCAACAAGTTCAATTGGTGTATCGCTTAAACAATCCATTGTGAAAACCTGTATGTTCTGGGCTCCTTCGGATGGTTTGAATTTAGGTGTGCTGATAACAAGTTCATGAATACCGAATAACTGCAGGTATTCGCTTATAACCGGTATTGCTTCTTTTAGTTCGCTCAGATAAATAAGCGTGTTCATATCTTCAACAGGGAAACGAGTGGGGTTTTCGTCGAAGATGCCGCCTTCAATGCTTACTTCGTAATCGCTGTTATTTATGAATTCTTTTACGGTACCGTCGCGTTTGCTTCCGGTGATAATTGTTTTTACAATATTTTTAGAACGGCTCACAGTGATAAGCGCCCAGGTTAACTGCAATTGTCTTCCACCTTCAATATTATCTTTTAAAATAATATCGGCCCATACAGGCTGGCCAAACATGCTCATTACATTGCATCCTTCAGCTGCAGAATTCATACGCACTGATTGATCGGGTACAGTTACAGGTTCGTAATCGCTTCCATGAGAATCGAGCGGTTTACCTTTTCTGTAGAATTTGGGCCACAGGTATTCTTTTCCGACTGATGCTAATATTAATTTAAAGCTGTTCATTCTGCAATTCTGTTTGCATCGTTTAATGCGGTAAGTAAAACTTTATCGAGTGCGGCGCCAATGTCGACTTCGCTTTCGGTAAGCGTGGTAGTGCTTAATGTTTCCACACCTACCATTTTTGTAACTGTGATGTAAATATTTTTTACTGAAGCATTGCCTGAAACATTGCTGACACCGGAATTAAGATCGGTAGTGCTAGATGTTGAAGAACTTGCTGGATCCTTCTTGTCTTTTTCTGACCATAATTTAAATGCATCCTGGTATTCTTTTCTGAATTTCTGTTGAACATCAGCTCCAAACTCTTTACCAAGATAGGTGAGCAATTCTTTTTCACCTTTAATTAAATCAGACCTTGTGGTACCCTCCTTATCGAAGAGTTCCATGTATTTGTCAATTTTGGTATTGGCGACTTCACCTTCTTTTGCCAAATCCAACGATTTACTCCAGGGATTGCTTTTCCAGAGACCAGTTTTATTAAGTATAACATCACCTATACCATTACTGATTGTTTCAAAACTACCATAACCAGTTAATGTTTGCACTCCAGGCAAACCTCTCTCAGCTTTATCAATATTTTTATCTGAAATATCATTAATATAACCAAGCATGGAGGATAACTTATCAATTGTAGTTGAAAGTACTCCATGACTTTTGCCTAGATTTTCTTTAAATTGTGTCCAGTTATTACTTAACCTGGTGAGACCGCCTCCGAGTTTATCGGCCTGCGCTTCCATTGATCCCATTACACCTTTAGTATCACCAAGACTTACCATATATTTTTCAATGGCATCTTCAGTATTTTTTACTTCAGTAGTAATACCTTTGAATGTAAATGCAATCATGTCGCCATCCTGTTTGGCTTTAATACCAAATTGTTTCAATGGCCTGAACATTCCCATTTGCGCTGAAAAAATTGCTTCAGCATATTCGCTAATAGTTTTACCGGTAGATGCAGAAAGGTCGCCCATCTTTTTCATGTCAGTCATTGTGGGTTTGAACCCATGTATTGACAATTGTTCAAAGGCACTTTCTATGTCATCGAGTTTAAATGGAGCAGTGAGACCGAACTTATCAAGATCATCCATTGCCTTAGAACCGGCATATTGACTATCAAAAGCTGTTGATAAAACTGCTTGAGTTTTTTCTTTATCAGCAATTAAAGAAGTAACATTTTTTCCAAATTGATACATTGCATAAGCTCCAATTCCGGCACCAAGCATATCACCAAAACCCGAACCACTATCAGACCTGTTACCTAATAGTTTGTTTTTCTGAAGTTCTAATTTTGTAATTTCTTTACCAGCCTGCTTTATATATTTTGTATCAATAGAAATGGCCCGGCTCTCTTCCAGCTTCGATATTTGTTCGTCGAGCTGACGAATGGAAAAAGCAGCTTGCTTTCCAGTGCCGCTTATTTTATCAACGTCCTTATTTATTTTATTGAAAGTGGCATCACTCTTCGCCTGAAGTTTGCCCAGCTGGGAGCTGAACATATCCTTTAAAAAAGCTGTGAATGTTACCGTGTTATTTGACATTGACGAACGTAAATTTAGGATGTCCTGTTTTCAATGCCCACTTTAACTGCGCCCATTTATCAGCCCATTCTTCATCAGTAAGCTGTTCGGGGTTTATGTGAAAATAAATACTAAGCAGGGCATTTATCTTAGGTATTTCATCTTCAAATTCGCTATCAGATATTAATGCTTCCTCTAATTTTTTTTTAAATCGGCCTGCTTAATTGTTACGAATTCGTCAATTACAGTACAGGCACTCATGAAAGCATCGTCATCGTCAAGAATTCTTTTGTCGCCTTCAAGATAGCAGGAACGCAACATGGTTTCCTTTGCCCTGAGTGGATTTCTTTTCTCCAGGTTCATGGTAAGACCAATCACATTGCGATCCGGTTTTTTGAATATTGCGCTTATTGTTTCATCGCCTTCACCAAAGGGTACAATGATTTCGAATACTTTACTTACTTTATATTTGGCAGCGATGCAATCAAGCCTGATTTTATCAGCCTTGTTCTTTTCTTCCTGAGTTAATTCTGCTGTTTCCATTTCCGTGTTGTTAGTTGGGAGTTATGAGTTAGGAGTCAGGAGTTGTTAGGCGTTCCATTCAACATGGCTGATGATCAAAGCACATTCGACAGGTATTTCCATATCGCCTTCTTTAACATCGCGCATGTTCTTTGTGAACTCAGCATTTTTAAGTTTGTGAGTAACCAGGACTCCTGCATTATTCAGGTAACAAACCACTACATCGAAAGGAGCAATGCTGCAAATATCTCCGTCGGTTGTTAAAGCTGCAATTGCTTCCACTTCCTGAACATCAAGCGTAATGCTTGCAGTGGCTTCTTTTTTTCCATAAGTCCTGTTTACCGGATTGCGGCCTGCTCCCCAGTTGTTTTGTTTTTTCTGCTCGTCATCGTACTTCACAGCTTTGATGCCAGCTACAGGAGTTCCCAATATGTTGCAGATAATGTCTGCCCATGCGTAAGATACGCCGTTTATTAAAGGTATCATAGTTCTTTAAATTGAGGTTGCGAATGAAATTTTTACTGCAAAGCTTCTGCTTACGCCAACAGGTACATTGGCAATACTTACGTTGATTACTGAAGTGCTGAGCACATTCTGATCGGGATCAATTACCACTTTCCAGCCTGAAAGTTCTTTGTTGCGCTCCATTTGATCAAGGGCTTTTCCGCCTATGCTCTCCAGGTACTTCACATAATCAATGGCAAGCTTTCCAGTTGTTGCATCAATAGATACAGGGCCGTTTACTTCGGGAAGAAGGTATGCGCGCACTCCGCGTATTGCTTTGTCCATTGTACGATTCGCTTCTATATTGCCATAATCGTTTGTGCGTACAATTGCAGTCCAGGAATCGTTGAAGAATGTTCCGGCATAGTCGGTACATTTCAGCATGTAGATGTAATTCTTTGCATCAATACCAGCAAGAGCTGTATCAGTTAATGTATTAACCAATGTGCCATTTGCAAAGGCAGGAGTTTCCAGCTCTAAAGCAGCCATATTGAACCTGGCTCTCCAGCCAATATTAATGTTAACTGAAGCAAGGCTTATGGCTCCTATGGTTGCACCAACACAACCAATGCTGTATCCTTTTTCGGTATACAAAGCAGCTCCGTCGGCTCCACCGTCCTGTGCAATTACTGCAGAAACTTTTGAAGCTGTGAGCAGGGTAAGATCAGAAAGCGTTGTGAGGTCGGTTACTGCAGCAATATCGGCAGAATAAACCACATCACTAATTGGCTTATGCAATGTATCGAGCGTGTTCAGTACAGTTTGTATTGCACTCAGGTGAGCTGTGCTGAAGGCAACTGATTTCAGGAAAATACCTGCGTTCCTGATTTTACCATTTGCAACATTCTGGGCAGTCTGCAACTCAGTAAAAGTCCATGAACCTGGTACTGCAAATATTCCAACGTATAATTTTATAGCAGGATTAATTCTGAAAGCTTCAGAGATATGATAATGCATCACATCATAAAAAGCATCAACACCGCCTGAAAACTGTGTAACGGTTGCAGCTCCTGTTCCTGTTGAAGCAAAACTCAGGTGAGTTCCTGCATTAATGGAGTCGCCTTTACCTATGGGAGGAACCAATGTAACATCGGCACTTGATCCTGCAGATGTATAACCATGTGTTCCTGTTAAAGCATTTATTGCAGCGCGTAGACCAGTTGCAACATCGGCATTGGCATCACCGGAGGTGAGTGTATATGCTCCCAGGGTAACTCCATCCATAATAATACTGGCTGTGGTTCCTGCGGCACCTGGTGTTGTAATAACGGCTTTTCCGCCGGTTGCTTTTACTTCGTCGGCTTTTGTATTCACAATACCGAGCGCTTCAGCAGCTGCAATATCTGTAATTTCTTTTACCCTGTAGGTTGATGAAAACCCTGAAGGTAAGGTTGCATAGTAAAATGCAAGTAATGAAATATGATCTTCGCCAGGGCCTACTTTGTTAAGTCCGCCTGATCCTTTAGTGAAAGTTACGTCTCCCATTTTAATTTTTATTTAGTTATATGAATTTGTATGTTTTACCCAGCAACGAAATACAAGCCAGCAAACCACTATTAATATTGAAAGTGGCCACAGGATCCACACGATGCCGGGAACATGATTTTTTACTGTAACTATTTGCTTATAATCCTTGTATTTTTCATACAGAGTGCGATATACCTCAATCTTCGCATTGCGAATAAGAACTTTAATTGTATCGTTGTTTAAATATGGTTTAACATTGATAACATTATGACTTACCCATACATCAACTGAAATATAATCGTAATCGTAAGTTCTTAAAGCAATATCAATCTCTGCTGACTGCTGACCTGGTATTAATATCTTGATGGTATCAGCAGGTAATGGAGGAAGCTGAACGGTAAAGATTGAATCGCGGTAAATAATACTATCGTGTTTAATAATAGTAGTATCATGTATTTCAACGACTGGACATTTTGCACACCATTTGTTCAAGCGCTTCTGATAAGAGCAGGAAGCCAGTATAAATAATGATAATATGAAAAGTATTTTCTTCATTAAAACGATTTGCTGATTAATTCAATACGATTAATAATGGCATTCCTCATGCGTTCACAAATGGATTCATTTTCAATCAAGGCAAGATCTTCTTTGTTGTCCTGGAACAACCATTCAATTAAAACTGCATTGTAATTGTAACCTAACAGAACCGTGAAGGCTGCTTCAAAATCGGGTTTCTGTAAAGAGTATCTTCTTACAGGTATTTCAGGCAATGCCTTCAGCAGATCATTGAAAAACTGCTGGGCATAAACATCGCTGTTCGTGTAACCAGGAGAATCGTAAACGCACCATCCATGAGCATTCATCCACTGACCGTTTCCAGCTGCATTGTTATGTAAACTTAACAGTAGGCAATGTTCATACTCACTTGCAATCTTTTCGCATTCACGTACAAAAGCAACACGGCCCTTTAGATCATCGGAATCAGGTTGAACAATTGCATAATTAATTCCCTTTGCACTCAAAGAGGCTGCAATAAGTTTGCACTGGGCCTTGCTCCATACAGGTTCATGATGCAAACCATCAGGCGAACATTTGCCTGCAACATTATCAGCATGTGCAATTCCGAGTATTACAATAAATTTCTTCACGCGTCGGTTGATTTATTGATGTCGCTTGTAGTATTATCTGAAGCTTTAAGGAATGTATCTTTAACTCTTAATAAAACAAGAATAAAAGGCATAAGCAACGCAAATTCACTTCCGGTAAGTTTACCTGTATAAAGCATAAACAATGCAACCATAAGAATAATAAGTCCTAAGATGGTTGTTTTTTTACCTTGCTTCCATAATCTTTCCATAATCTCTTTTTTTGTGAAATAACATCTGCAGTTTTTATCTATCCATCTGGCGGCTCTTCCTCCGAACCAACCTATAACTCCACCAATAAAACTCAGAATTAAAACATCAACTAATTTGTCAGTTACTATTGCACTTACGAATCCTGTAAATGAACCTAAGCATACAGATAATATTTTTTCGTACATTTCCTTCACATTCACTTTTGAACCCGGAGGGGGATTCGAACCCCCCCTGATCGTTAGTTCCATACTCTATCGTCGGGTTTGGTTTTTAATTATTAAGGTTCTTGTACAATCGCTACAACACCCTTTTCGTCTTGTCTGCGGATACGTCCACCCATTCTCTGCAGTGCGCTGTAAACATCACCGTAGAACTGTGGGTTTTTCAGGTCTTCGAAAAAGTCGGTTGTTCCCATTGCTTTTTCAAGACTGTTTTTCTGCCAGCAGAGTACACAATCATTATCAGTTGTTGCACCTACAGCATCAGGAAGTTTTACAGCTGGAGTTCCTGCGTTGGTGTATACTAACACATTTGCTCTTTCCAGGATATTGAAACCATAAAGGCGGTTAACAACTCCTTCAGGTAAGTTCATGTCGCGGATAACATCACGATTTGCTGTGAATGTTGAATCGAGAAGCAGCTGAGCATACATATCGGAACTCATTAAACAGTAGCGTTCAGTTTTAGGAACACCATCTTTGTTCATCAATCGTTGTGCCCTGGCTAAATCAGCAACTAACAGTTTTTTCCTGTTACCGGTTGAAGAAGGTAAATGCGAAGCGGTTGTTACGCCAGTGGTTCTGAGTATTCTCGTTGCACCTGCAGGAGCCCATTTGTAAAGCATCCAGTTCGCAATGATTTCTTTTAAGTTAGAAATGTCTTCACTGAGAACACTTGCTGTTTTGTCGTATGACAGTTCATAAGAGTCAGCGTTAACAATAAGACGGGGATCAGTAGTGAATTCGTCGAGAGCATAAGTTACATCCACATCCTGGCGTTGCGTTATGGTTGCAGGAAGATTGGTACGGTTTCTTTTAACAGCCGATGGAGCGCCTGCCTGAGGTATGTGAACCAATGTGCCATTAATTACATATTGATCTGCATTGTAAACATAGTTAAGGAATTCATTATCCTGGAACAGATTTCCTATAATAACATTTACCCAGATTTCTTTTTGAATTGCCATTCCGGCTGTTCCACTCTGAGTTTGCATGAATATGCTAAGGCCCATTGCCCCACTTGTGGTAATAATAGGATCAATTCCTGCGGCTAATCCTAATGATGCGCCTCCTATCATACTGAAGACGAAAGTGAATAAAAATACGAGAATCTTTTTCATGGTTATTTGTGTGATTTAGTTTTTACTTTTTTTGAATTATTATTTTAAATTACGATATTGCATCGGTTGCCCATGCAACTGATCCTGATACCATTTTCAGAACCTGTCCGTCAGTTCCTTTTGCGAGAACAGCCCATGTAGTTCCATTGAAAACCAAAATGTCACCAGCTGCTGTACCATTGGCAAGTTTGGCAAGCGTAACATTTTTATCAAGAATTTTTGCAGTTGTTACTGCATCATTCTTAATCTTGGCAGTTTCAACTGCATCGGTAGCAAGTTTTGCAGCTATGATTGCACCATCAAGTACATTGTCAGCAGGAGCAGTCAGCTGGCGGAAGTTGGTACCGTCAAAAGCATAAAGTACATTTATAGTACCTGCAGAAGGAATTGTGATTGCTGCGCCAGAGAAACCAGTTCCCGGAGTAACAACGCGATCAGCGCCGGATGCGGTCATCTTAGCAACTATGAGCGCTCCTTTTGAGAGTTTTGCATTCAGGGTAAGATTAACAGTTGCATTGCCTGTGAGGGCTGCAAAATCAATTACCGTGAACATTCTTGAAATTGTCAATGCAATTGTAGCTGCATAATCAGGAGCTTGTGTTTCCGGTGCAGGAAACAACACTTCCTGGGTTTCAGTTAATCCATCAGGACAAACTAAACTTGCTGAAAAAGGGGAACCCTTAATTGTTACTGTACACATTTTATTTTTGGTTTTTGGTTTTTACTTTATTTAATTATTACTTTTTAATTAACCTTTATATTCGCTTCCGTACTGTGCTTTGAATAAAGCTTTGAATGCATCAATATTTTCGGATTTCATTTTTTCAAGAGCCTTAGGATCCTTCTTCTGATAATCCATGAATGACCAGTTTGCTTTTTCATCGGCTGCTTTTTGTTCACCTGGTTTCAACTGTCCAATAACAGGAGTATAAACCTTCATTGCATTAATGGCTTTTTCAGCTGCTTCAAAATTCGAAGTTGCCATTGTTGTGTAAGTCTCTTTCAGATCGGCTGTGATCTTACCGGCATCAATTGCATCCTGAACAAGTTTTGTGATCTTCGCTTCGTTGTCAAGTTTTGCCTTGTCTTCGAAAGCTTTCAATTTTGCTTCAGCTGCAGTTAATTTTGCAGTAGCATCTTTGTTAAGATCAACAAGACTCTGAAGATTTGTAAGTAATACTTCTTCCGAAGCATCGGCAGGGATCGACATATTTGCTATGGCAAATAATGCAATAAACTTTGCTAAATTTTTCATTGATTCTTCTTTGGTTTGGTTAATATCAATTTGGTTATAAAAATTCCATAAATCTTTTGCAGTGGCCGTTTTAAGAGCTTCAGCAGAAATAGTAACAACAGGGCCATCATATATTTCGTCGCACAGTTTTTCATTAAGTGCGTCCTGGGCAGTGTACCATTTATTAATACCTTTCTGCATAAACTTTGCTTTCACTGCATCAACAGTAAGACCGGTGCGCGTTGCGTAAATTTTCGCAAGATCATCACCAAGTGAATCTATCTGGTCAGCAGCTTCGCGGAGCGTATCGGCATCACCATCGGCAGAACCTGATGGAGGATGTGTCATGAGCCTGGCATATTTGCTCATGTATATTTTTTTGCCGCTCATGGCAATTACACTGCCCATGCTTGCAGCAACTCCATCAACATAAGTATTGATTTCGCATTTACTTTGTTTGTTGATATTGTAAATGGCAATACCATCAAACACACTTCCACCCGGACAGTTGATGCGAACATTTACTTTATTGTATTGTTTGGAAATTTCGTTGAGTTGTTCAGCGTACTCCTGGGCTGTGGTACCCATAAAAATAATACCGTACAGGTATATTTCCGCAGTGTTTTCGTCGAGCGCTCTGAATTTAATTTTAGACATTTATTGATTTTGCATTTTAAAATGATGCTGCAAAAATGTAATGAAAAAAACCCTTACGCAAACCTTAGTTTTCCTACTGCCGTAGTTTAGGCAGTAAGTACCTGAATTATTGGCAGTAAAAAAAACAACCCTATTTTTCACCGATAACACATTATAAATTTGCCGTAAATCAATAATAAAATGGGTAAGCAAAAACAGATCGAACGAGACTATGCAAGAATTCTTTTTGTCAATGAATTCATTGATCAAAAGGACATAGCTGTAAGGATCGGAGTTTCTGAAAAAACAGTTTCTAAATGGGCAATTACTGACAACTGGAAAAAGCTTCGTCAATCCGTTACAATAACTCGTGAAGCACAATTGAGAAACATCTATGAACAGATTGATGAACTTAACACAAAGATCAGAACACGTCCGGAAGGAGAGCGTTTCTGTGATAGTAAAGAATCTGATATCCTTTCAAAACTTACAGCATCTGTTCGCAAACTGGAATCGGAAGCAACCATTAGCGATGTTGTTGAAGTTTCAAAACGAATGCTCAACTGGCTCCTGAAAATAAATCCCGATAAAGCAAAAGAGATTGGAGCAATCTTCGATGACTACATTAAAGAACAGTTAAGAAAATAATATGAATTCATCATTACATATTTCCGACAAACAATCTTTGAAAGATTGGAATTCGTATTATGAATCGTTTATTGCAAAGGTAAGTGCCGATCATAACGAAACAGAGCAGGAAAGAAAAGATCGCATATCCAAACTTGAAAAGGATTTTGAAAAATGGAAGTTGTATTATTTTCCTAAATACTGTTTTGCTCCATCAGCATCGTTTCAAAAGAGAGCAGCAAAGCGAGAACTTGAAAACCCTGAATGGTACGAAACAAGGATATGGGCCAGGGAGCTTGCAAAGGATGTTGTTGAAATGATGGTTACGCTTTACCAGGCACTAACTGGTATGAAAAGGAATATCCTTTTCATATCAAACAGTTCTGATAAAGCTTGTGAACTTTTGGAACCATACAGAATAAATCTTGAAAGAAATGATCGAATAATAAACGATTATGGAATTCAGGCAATGCCAGGTAAATGGGCTTACGGTGATTTTACAACAACAAAAGGAGTTTCATTTTTAGCAGTTGGAGCCGATCAGTCACCGCGTGGATCACGTGATGAAGAAGTGAGGCCCGATAAAATAATAATAAGTGATATTGATACTGACCAGGATGTGAGGAATTCTGAAATAGTAAAAAACCGTTGGGCATGGTTTGAAAAAGCTGTGTTCCCAACTCGTTCAGTATCTAAGCCATTTCAGGTTATATTCCTGGGAAACCTTATTGCAAAATATTGTTGTATATCTCTTGCATCTGAGAAGTCAGACGTTGTTGACAAAATTAATCTTGAAGACAAGAATGGTGAAAGTTCATGGCCTGAAAAGAATAGTCCTGAAAACATTGCACGCATCAAAGCTAAAATAAGCATGTCGGCTTATCAAACCGAGTACATGAATAATCCCATAACTGAGGGAACAGTATTTAAAAAAATACAATGGGCAAAATGTCCAAGAATTTCAGCTCATAAAATAATACTTAATTATGCTGATCCTGCTAATAGTAATAAAGACAAAGGGCCAAATTGTCATAAAGTTATAGTACAACTTGGTTTATTAAATGACATTTTATATATATATAATTGTCGTTTAGACAAAACCAAAAACAGCAATTTTGTTCAATGGTTTTATGAACTTGAAACGAATGTGGAAAAGGTTCAGGTTTATAATTACATTGAAAATAATTCACTGCAGGATCCTTTCTATGAACAGGTATTTATGCCTTTATTTCAGCAGGCCGCAAAACTAAATAATCATACAATACCAATTACTCCAGATAGGAGAGTAAAACCTGATAAATATTCCAGGATTGAAGGAAATTTGGAACCACTTAACAGAAACGGAAAACTCATCTTTAATATAGATGAGCAAAATAATCCCCACATGCAGCGCCTTGAAGAACAATTCAGGGCAATTGATCCACGGTTGTCGGCGCCATGCGATGGCCCCGACGCAGTGGAAGGGGGATACTTTATTTTGAATAATAAAATAAAGGCAACATCGCCAGTTGATATTGGCAAAAGAAATTCAATACAAACAAACAAAAAACGTTTTTAATATGTTCATAGAAAGCACTGACTATCCAAGCACAATTCATGCTGAAATATTAACGGCCATAACAAGGAGCGATCCAACAGTTATTGCCGATTGTGAAGATAAAGCAATTGACCAGGTGAAAGGATACCTGAGCGCGCGTTACGATATTGATGCAATATTCAACGCAACCGGAACAAGCAGGAGCAAAACAATATTGCAGTACACGCTCGACATTGCTATTTACCGAATGCACATTGCTCACAATCCAGTTAAAATTACTGAAGCAAGAGTTGCATTGTACGAACAGGCGCTGGCTGACCTCAGCAAAATACAGGCAGGTAAAATAAATCCTCCGGGACTTCCTGTATTAATGCCTCAGGATGTACACGGACAGCTTTTATTTAACAGTAATACAAAACGTAATAATCATTTTTAATCAACTATAAATGGCAAAGACTATAACAACAGCAAACCGTAAGGCCGGAAAGGTCGAAAGTGGAAAGATAGTAACTTACCAGTTGGATATCCGGCAGATAATGCGCACTGTTCAGGACATTCAAACATGGAGACAAGCAATTACATCGGCAGAGAATATTAACTTCCCTAATAAGATAAAACTGTTCGACCTGTATTACGATTTATTGCTCGATGCTCATCTTACCAGTGTTATTGATGCACGTAAAACATCGGTGTTAAAATCACCCATCACTTTTTCTAAGGAAGGAAAGGAAAATGAAGTTATTTGTAAGCTAATAAAATCGCCTCAATTTCTTGATATGCTCGATAATATTCTTGATACACGTTATTGGGGCCATACATTGATTGAATTTGAACCAGGGCAATTATTAAAACCTCATTTAATACCACGCAAACATGTGGTTCCTGAAAAAGGAATTGTTATTATAAATCAAAACGATCAAAATGGTATTGAATATCGGGAACCGCCCTATTCTAACTTTATGATCGAAATAGGCAAACCCGGTGATCTTGGTTTACTTGTTAAAGCAGCACAGTACGTAATATACAAACGTAACTGTTTAGGGGATTACAGTCAGTATTCGGAAATATTCGGACAGCCTTTACGCAAAGGAACTTATAATCCTTATGATGAAATATCCAGGACTGAGCTTAAAAAAAGCATGGAAGAAATGGGATCAAGCGCATGGGCCATATTCCCTGAAGGAACAAATATTGAATTTATAGAATCGGCCAGCAAAACAGGATCAGCTGAGCTATACAAAGGATTGATTGAACTTTGCAATAAAGAAATAAGTAAATTAATACTTGGTGAAACATTAACAACCGATCAGGGTAGTTTAGGCACACAGGCACTTGGTAATGTTCATGCCGATGTTGCTGAAGAAAAGGAATACGCTGACAAAACTTTCATTATAAATTTCCTTAATAATGAATTTTTTGAATTCCTTAATAACAACGGATGGCCTACAGATGGTGAGTTTTCATTTCAGGAAAATGAAATAATATCCCTTAAAGACGATATTCTGATTGATGAAAAATTAAGTGCTATCATTCCTTTGGACGATGATTATTTCTATGAACATTATGGAAGGCCAAAGCCTGCCAATTATAATGAGCTTAAAAAGAAAATGGATGAAGATAAAGCAGCTAACAATAATCCATTTGGTTTTCCAACGGCAGGAAATCAGGATCCCAAAACAAAACAACAAAATATTACCAACAAACTTAACTTCTGGAATCGCTTCTCTTTTTTTCCAATAGCCCGTCATTAACGGGCATTCACTACGAACTTAAATCGCCTTATATCGGTGCGTGTTTTTGTCCGGCATGTTCAGTTGAGAATATAACTGCAGTTGATCCCGATCCTGCTATGATCAAGGAAGCAAAGCGTATTGCAAAACTTATTTATAACGGTAAGTTAAAGGAGGGCGACATTGATCCGAAGCTTGCAACGCTGGTTGCAGAAAAGCTAAAGGAAGCAATTATGGAAGGTTTTGGCAAGAACCTTACAGACCTTGATCCAGGCAACCCCGATTATGAAATGCTGAAGAACCTTGAAAAGAATGTATATGCATTCAGCGCAGCAAAAAACTATCAGCAGCTTAAAGATATGACCAGGGCTTTGTCCGATGAAAGCGGAAACATACGCACCTTTACTGAATTCAGGAACATTGTACAGAATATAAATTACCAGTACAACGCAGACTGGTTACAGACTGAATATAACACAGCCATTAACAGTGCCACTACAGCCAGCCGTTGGGTTGAATTCGAACAGAATAAGGAATCAATGCCATTGCTTGAGTATGTTACTGCAGGCGATGATCGTGTAAGGCCCGAACACCAGGAGCTGAATCATGTGAAGAAAAATATTGATGATCCTTTCTGGGATATGTATTACCCTCCAAACGGTTTCAATTGCCGATGCACTGTTGATCAGCTTACTTCAGGAGCCGAGACTCCTGATCATAAAATTAAATATCCTGAAGTAACTCCCATGTTCCAGGTTAACCTGGCAAAACAAGGACTTGCATTTCCTGCCAATCATCCGTATTTTGATGGTGTGCCTGATGAAGTACTGCAATCGCTGAAGCCAAAAAAGTAAACCATGCCGATGCAGAATAACATAGACTGGAAGTCCATACAGTCGCAGTTCGACAGGTTAAAGATGCTGATGCCTGCAAAGATGGGAACTACCTGTGTTAAGTTTTTTAAAGATCGTTTCAGCGCACAGGCATGGACTGATGAATCGGCATCGCCCTGGGCAGCACGAAAACCCGGAAGCAAACGAAACAAGGGAAGGGCAATACTTATCAATTCAGGAAGGTTGCGTAACAGCATTCATATTTTATACACCACAGCCGACAGCTCCACCGTTGGAACCGAAGTTCCTTATGCTGAAATACACAACGAAGGATTTAATGGAGTGGAACAGGTTTCAGGTTTCACCAGGAAGAAGTTTAAAAAGAGTACAGTATTCAGTACCGAGGTATTCAATATTAAATCGCGCAAGGGCCGTAAGTCTACAATTAAAAGCGTTTCAGGCGAGACTGAAGTAAAACCATTCAGCAGGCAAATGAATATGCCACAGCGCAGATTTATTGGTGAAAGCAAACTGCTTGTTCATAAACTTGAACAAATGATAACCATCGAACTTAAAAAGATTTTTAAATAAGCCATATTATGGATGTACTATATAAATCAATACTAAAGCGCATTGAAGCAGAAATACCCGAAGTGGTTTGCATTGCTGAAGACTGCGGACAACTTGAATTTCCCGAAAAAGAATACCCGGTTACATTCCCCTGCGTGCTTATAGATATACAATCAATTGACTGGACTACGCTGGGAATGGGAACACAAACGGGCAATACACTTGTGCGCCTGCGACTGGCTTTCGATATTTACGAAGACACCCACAAGGATGCTCCCGACATGGATACAGCTTTAACCAGGCTAAAATTGCTTAACAAACTGCATAAAAATATTCACACATTCGAAGGAATGATACTTCCGGTTCCGGGACATGCCGGGCAGTTTTACGATTCACATTTTAAAAAGCTTGTTCGAACTAAAACCGTTGCAGAAAAGCGACAGGATGGTTTGCGTGTTTACGCAATTGATTACATGACCAACATGAAGGATGTAAACGCTTACCCCGATTATGGATCAACAACTGTAACGGATGTTATTGTGCAACCGGTACCATAAAAAAAGCCTCCGAGATCTCGGAGGCTTTTTTATTATTCGGTTATTCTTTCAGAAACTTTATTAGACAATCTTTTGATTTGTTTGCTTTCGTTCTGATGCGATAACAAACAATATTCCGAATAAAGGTGTGTAAATAATAGAAAGTCCCAAAGCATTCCACGCTCCAAGTTTTCTTCTTGAACCTTCATCCGCAATAATTACTAAAAGAAAAATGTACCAAATGATAGCAAGTACTAAATAAGCATTCATAATAACCTCCGTGTTTAAATATTAATAATAGGTTTCATTTCAATAATTATAACTGGAGATATTCTTTTACCACGCTGCTCAATCCATCTTTCAATATTACCGAATTCTGCAGTTCCATTAGTAATTAATTTAATACCTCTCCATTTTAATTTGCCTTTAGTCAATTTACCTTTAATTAGTGGAGTTGCATTATTTCTTAACGATTTCTCTAAAACTTCATTTATATCATTTGTTTGCTGATCAAGTAATTTTTTAAATGATTTTGATATATCTTCAGAAATAGATTCCAGTGTAATTTCCATAACAAATAAAATTTTATTACTGTAAAAATATTAATTTAATTCTTTTCTCTTCAATTTTCTTTGTTCATAAAATTCCTTTCCGGTAACTTTCATTTTTTTGTTAATGTTCTGAATGTAGTATTTAAGGCCCTTCAGATCGTATTTATAATATATCCTGCGCAATTCGAACAAATGATCAACTGAGTGGTTGTTATGCAGCATAGGAGGCATCATTTTAGCCACTATACGAATGTAGTCCATAACAAGAATGTCCTTGCCTTTGTATTCGGTGTATTGATGGCGAAGCAATGCACGGCTCTTTGTGGTGCGTTCCAGGTACCGGGTTCTCCAGCGCAGTGAAAAAATCTGAAAAAGCTTTGTAATATTCTGTAATTTAATAGTCATATAATATATATTTAATGATGTTATTATTTGGTTTCAGTTTCTTTTTGTTTATTATTCACTTTTCCGAATGGATTAAGCATTTCATCGTAAGTAATATCCTTGCTTCCCTCCCTGAAGGAATCATCAATTTTAATAGTTGATTTTTCAACTGTAACTTCCAATACTTTACTTTCTTCTTGTGAGTTATGACTTGGAGGTAGTAATTTAACCTTACTCCCTTTCAAACTTTCTTTAATATCATCCAACATGCTTGTAATTTCGGAATCAATAATGTTGGTAAGCGTTCGGGCTTTCTTCATATTAAAGCGCTTATTATACAACGCAGTACTTCTTTTTTCAAGATCAGTAATACCCATATAATGCTCAGCATGAAATTCACTAAGCGGAAACTTCGTTTGTTTAACAACATTACTTGTGACTTGTGACTTGTGACTTGTGACCTGTAACTTCTTATTATATGAAGCAGGCTTGCATTCAATAGAGCAATACATTTCACGGTTATACTTGTAAACAAATTCCTTTCCGCATTTCTTGCATGGTTTTGTTTTACCGTTAGGATTATTAAGCACAGGAACAACAGGAACAACCGGCACAATCTTTTTAATTTTTGATTTATGACTTATGACTTGTGCATCTACATCAAGTTTCACCAGGCGTTTAAAAGTCTTTTCAATTTCTTCATTCAGTTTTTTGTCATCTATCTTGCCAATAGGATTAGCAATGCCATCGGCCATGATGTAAATTTTTTCAATGTGAATGTGAATTTCCATGTTGTTTTTATTAATTGTGAGTAATGGTTTTAGTCGAATGAATTCTCGTATCGCTTTTGATTTAAAAATGTTTCAGGATATAACTTCTCCATGTTGGGCCGTGACGACAGGTAATTGCTGTATTTCTTTATTGCGCCAAATACAATTGCCCTGGTGTGATCATCGAGCAGCTCGTACAATCTTTTTGCTCTTTCCTTTTTACCCATCTTATAATTGTAAGCATTCCAGAAAGCATCGAACGACAGATCCTGCGGCACTTCAATTTTCTGAAAGTTTGCGAATGCTTTATGCTGAAGGCTTTCAATACGCATAGGAAAATTATTGAAAACAAAATCCCACAGATCATTGGTAATGGTGCAATCAAATTCGAAGTAAATGCAACGGCCCTCGTTATCATATTTAAATATGATGCTGCCTTCGTATCTGCTGTGTTTAAGTAAGTATTTCATGATTAATTAAACAATGTATGTTGTGTTGCGTTTTTCCTTTCTTTACGGGCCTCCCTGAATAACTTGTTGGCGAATGCATCAATCATGATCATGTCAAGGTCAATATGCTCCAGCTTCACTTCTGCAAGATCATTCTCGCTGTAAGTTTTTATAATTTTAATTAACCAGGGAACTGAAACGGTAAATTGATAACTCATGAATTTTAAGCATTCATCATATTCAATTTTATGCCTGGAGAGTTCTCTGTAATAAATAAGAATTCTCAAATGTTTTTGATCTTTGCCTTCAGGTTGCAGCATTAATTACAGGGTTTGCTGGTGAATAGTGTTTAACAATTTTGTGATTAATATTTGTTCGTAAATCCTATGCATACTCATTATTTTGCGAAGCTTTGTTTCTAAAAAATAACTTTCACACATTGTAAAACTCAGTGTTTGCTGTTTCTTTATGTTAAGGATCCTGCGCTGAAGCTTAAACATGAAAGCGGTCAGTACTTCCTTCTCAGCACGCTTGTAAAGCCCTTCAGGAATTATATTCATGAACTGCATTATCTGAAACAATGCCTTCAGCTCCTGGCTCGATAGTTTTATTTTTACTTTCATGTTTTTCTTCTTTATTTTTTAGTTGATCTTCGTAAAGTGGTTTCATTGCTTTTATTCTCTTGTAATGCTCTGCTTCATCAATCCACTCTAACACTTTTAAATATTCATTAAGCAGATCATCAGGTAAATTCGTATCGTTCATTGATCTTTCTAATTGTAGTTGTAAATGGAAATCCTGTTGACCTGGGCACTTGCTGTATCTGATCCATCAATGTACTTCCTGAAGTAAACAGTACATGCATTTCGTTTTCAAATGACAATTGCAGAGTTAAACATTTACCATTGCCTTTTTACTGATAACATTTTGAATCATCTATTTTATAATCATGCACCATTATTGATTTATCAAGTATTTTATGAATTTTAATTTTGTCACCTGTAAATTTGTTAGTCGTAGGCTTAATACCAAAGTCACTGAAATTCGTCATGCTGCTAATTGATATAAATTAAACTTCTTTAATAAATGAATACTATCACAATGCTTTGCCCATCCATAATAAGATGCTATGGATGCTTTATTTTTATTATTTGCAAGCATCCTGGCAAAAGCTTTTTTAATGCTTGGACGTAATAAAACGTGTGTATGATAATGGACATAACCTACAAAATCAATTCCCCTGGATTCAACCGGGAATATTTGATAGTTATGTTTAATTGTGAGCTTTAAATTACAGCTAAAATAAAGCCGTATTTCAGCGAGTAATTGATGCAGGTACTTTTTATCATCAGACAGAATAACAATGTCGTCAGCGTAACGGAAATAATACTGTACGCCTTTTACTTCTTTTATCCAGTGATCGAAATACGTTAAATAGAAGTTTGCAAAATATTGACTCAGGTAGTTTCCAATGGGGAGTCCGGGTGCGCTGTCAATTATCTCATCAAGTAACCAAAGAAGATCTTGATCCTTAAATTTTCTACGGAGCAACATCTTGAGCACATCGTGATCCACGCTTGGATAAAACTTTTTAATGTCAAGTTTCAGGCAATAAGTTGTATCGGCATAATCATTCAATGCTTTGCGTACTGCATTAGAAGCTGCGTGAATGCCACGACCTTTTATACAACTGAAAGTATCTGCTGTAAATGTTGAAACAAACACCGGCTCAAGGATGTTCATCACAGCGTGATGAACGATCCTGTCCGGGTAATAAGGAAGCCGACTTATGATCCTTTCCTTTGTCTCATTAATCGTGAATGTAGTGTACTGGCTTGTTTTGTAAGTTCTGTTTTTCAAAGCTTCATGAAGAGCAATAATATTTGCTTCACAGTTCCTGTCGTGCAATTTAATCCCATACTGATTCCCTTTACCTTTACGTGCAATTGAATCGGCAAGCATTAAATTTTCAATGCTAATTATTTTTTCGTACAGGTTATTCAATCGTTTCATTATGCTTTGCCTTTGCTTGTTAAAAGAGAACTTTCATTTTCATTACTAATACCCTTTTAGTTATTTGTAATTTTTTGCCATGTTGGCACGGTCTGCATTATTCATAATTATTTTGCATAGGTGAGAGCTGCAATTCGTATTCGTATTCCAGTTATCGTAATTCGCATTCGACAGACTGAAGCCTGAAGGGCGCAGCTCTGAATAATGCACCACCTTTACTTTTTATACAATATATAATCCTTCCAATGTTTATTGAAATTCTTATTCTCAAAACAATACATTGCAACTTCTTTGTTTATAAATTGAAGGCGAGAGCCGCAAGACGTAATCGTAATCCAGCGACCGAAATCCGCAGCCGACAGACCGAAGCCCGAAGGGCGCTTTTTATCTGCTTCAATTCCAAATAACAGTTCATATTTCCAATTATTGTCGGTGTAATCAGGAATCCATTCTTTTCCGCCATTGGCTTCTGCATTTAATGCTGCAATGATAATCGGCAGGATATAACATGCATATAAATAATCTCTCATTTCTTCTGGAAATTTTGAGAATTCAGAAATCGTTAGCAGTTCCTTTTTACAGTATTTAAAAGCATCTGCGACTGTTTTAATTTTAGATTTGTAGTTCATGGTTTTATTTTTTAATGGTTATAAATTCTTTATATTTTTCAGTGAATTGGGCAAAAGCAAAACGCATTCTTTTTTCATCTTTAAAATAAAGGCGAGAGCCGCAATACGTATGCGCAAACCAGTTATCGTAATACGCATACGACAGACCGAAGCCCGAAGGGCGCATATCAAAGTAACCATACCACTTCGGTTCATTCGTAGTCCAGTCAGGTACCCATTTTTCATTTATAGCTTTTGTGATTATTACCAACTCCTGGTAACGCATCGTATGGCCCTCAATACCTGCTTTTACCATCTTGTGATAACATACTACATCTTCGTCTTGATCTCCGCAATATTTAATTGCTAATTCAAGACTGATAATACTTTCATAGTTGAAGTCAAAAGCATCTTTTCCATAAATATCATGGAGAAGTTCTTTTAATTCATCTGACAAATTCCCATAAAGCTTTTTCGCTTTTTCAATTGATTTTTGTGTTTCCATTTTCCGTGTTTTAATTATTGTTTTTTATTACTTTGAATTTACATTTATAACAATCGCTCACACTATCGCAAACCGGTCTCCATATATCAATAAGCTTTCCCTTGCTTCCGGCTTTATCAGTTACAACATACTTTCCCTTCAGGGAGCCAGTAAGAACCTGAACGGTATCAGTAAAATTTACATAGTAATCAAGTAGTTTCTGGCTCACAGCGCATATACCCACTTCACCTGGTTTACCTGTAGCGGTTATATTCTTATTCCATCCGCATTCTTTTTGCGTAGGATGGTATATTGTAACCCAACTGGTATGATAAGTCGGTATTGGATTTACAGGCCATTTAATTAAAGCTTTTGCGTTCTTTGGTTTTTCGGTATGCTGCAATGATGCAAGCGAGCCAATTAATATTACCAAAAGAACTAATGATAATTTTTGTTTGTGTGTCATATTTTTTAATTGTTTGTTCCCTGAGCTGGAGTCGAACCAGCTGATGATCTCCTTTACATGTTTTTATTTTATCATCCCTTTATTCAAACCGTATACAGGAGTGTTGTCTTAATACAACTTACAGGGTTCCCATTTTATATTGATGAAAAATTCAAATCAATTACATTGTATTCACCATTCACATTTCGTTCCCAAATGCGATAGTATGTTTTACTGTCGGGCCTACGTATGCTTTCTTCCAATAGGTTCAAAGCTTCCTGGAATAAATGGTGTTTTATTTTGCTGCGATATTTTACCAGGCTTAAAACTTTTTTAGAATCAAGCTTTCCCTTTGTTGTACTGAAAGCATCCATTACAAGGTTTTTCAGGAACTCTTCATTCGATTCAAGTTTGCTGTCCAGGTATTCATCAAGTTTGCTTTTGCATCCTTCAATAAGCAATGCATCAAAGTCAATTCTGTCGCTTATGCTTACTTCAATTTTAATGCTACTGTCGAAATTGTAAAAGGTGAAGTTTCCTTTTTGTTTTTCAACTTCCATTTCCTTCATGGCTTTGTTGTATACTTCGTCGCAAAGCTTTTTCATTTGCTTTTTATATGCTATAAGATCCTCGTTAATCTTTTTTGCATTGTTAAGCAGTGTGGCTGCACTTCTTTCTTTTAACCTGGCTAATCCTTTTACAAATTTTATTGGGCATAAGGTTCCGGTTTCATCTTTCCAGCTTTCCTGGTTTGTCTTTTGAATCATTGTTTTAATTTTTAGGATTTATAATTGTTTGTATTTTATCTTTCAGCTCTCTTTGTTCCTGCAGGTATTCCTGTCGTTCGTTATATAGTGCAACAAACTTCCGGTTCTCTTCCGGGCATCGCTGCATTTGCTGTGTAGTTTCATTTATGTATATTGTAAGTATCTTCAATTCCTTCATCAATGCTGTCAATTCTTTATTTTGTGTCATACTGTTTCCAGCTCCTACCTACTTAACTTTATTTTCAACTCTTGCATTTCTTTCTCAATCTCTCTCATATCGTACCTGATCTTACAGGCCAGTTCCGCCTCAATGCCTCTTAATAAAATGAGTTTCTTTTCAGCAAGCCTGTCGTCAAGTTCCCTGAGCCGTTCCTGGCATTTTATTGTTTCCTGTTCAGTCATTAGCGTTTGCCTATTATAGCGCGCAGTCTTTTTGAACAATCAGTCAACTCGGTTTCGTTCATTTCGTACAACTGCTTTCCCGAAATGCGTGGCTGAAGCAAGTATTCATTTACCCGGTTCCATCCATCTTCCTTGCTTCCGGTAATGCCGAGTTTGCTGAGCAACGTAAGAACCAGTGAACGGCTCTCCCTCAAATCATGACTAACCTGAACAGTCTGCAGGCGATTTATTAATTCGTCAAGCTGATGCTCGTTTAATTCCTTTGTGCTTCTTGCGCTATAGGATGCAAGCAAATCGGCTTTTAAATCCATTAATCCCTTCTTTGCCAGGATAGCGTGAAACTGTCTTATTTTATCTTTTTTATCCATTTTAAAGTCTATTAATTCAACATTAAAACCACTATCGAGCGCTTCGTAAAAAGTTTTATCAGCTTCATCACCGGTCATTTTAAAACTTGGTATCCCGTCAATAAGGCCGTGCAGCTCTTCATTATTAGGACTAAAAAGGATCTTAACTCTCTTAGGATCTACTTTTTTGTTGTACATTGATATTTCCATGATTTCCGTGTTTTTATAATTGTTATTATTCGCCTCTGTATAATCTCATTGTTGGCTCTACATAAGGAATCCCAATCAAATCAAACAAATCGCTCTCTTCCCTTATTTCGTGCTTTACTCCAAGTTTGTATAAATATCCGTGTTCAGCAAAATAACCTGCATAAGTCCATCCAAATCCAAGTACATTATGGCTGTATTCTGCGCTTCCTGTTCTTATGGCATATTGAAAACCGAAGTTCCCTGGCTCAGCAAAAAATAAATCGAGTTTTATTCCTTCAGGCAGCAAACGCTGTGTATAATAGCATGGCAATTCTCCTTTTACTTTCTGCCATTGGTTTACAACCGTTGCAATGCCACTTGCGAATAAACCAATCTCGTAAGGTTTAGGAATGGCAACAAGTTCAATATCCCTGCATTCAACTTTCATTCTGCGAATGCTTCCGGCAATCTCAATACGTTCGCAATGCGGTGCAAGCATTGCTTTGTACTTTTCTGCCAATTCAAGTGCGTAGTGATATTCCATTTTAATTTGATTTAAAATCACCCCAGTATTTTTTTGCTCCTTCGTACCATATTGTGTATTCTCCGGTTTCGCCAATGTACCTGCCTTTGCTTATTGCCTTGTATCCTTCAACCCATACCTTCAGCGAAGCATCGTACATTACACTTTTTGCAGCTCTGCCTGCAGGCGATTTACCATCAGCATGAGAAATAAGTATTATCAACTTGTTCCGGTGTTTCTCCTTCAGCTCGCGGTAACTTTTATAGTTCAATCCTGAGTACTGGAAGCTGTCGATAATAACAACCCCTGGGGAATGTTTTTGGCTCAATCGTTCACTCAACGCTGCAATTGGCTCATGCACAAATCTTACTCTCGTTGCAACTTCATCCATCTTCACCGCTATCAATGCATTCTGTAATGTGGCCTCAAATTCTTCCTCCAGGGAGTTGTAAATAACTTTTTCAAACTGACTGATATATTTTGCAAGCTGTAAAATGAATCTCGTTTTTCCAGAGCTGCTATTACCATACACAAACCATATTCCGCGCACTTCCGGTGTACCGAAAGCATCCTTCCACTCATTTTCAAATTCAAATACTTTTTTCTTCATGTTCAGCAGTTCTGTAATCGAGTAGGCTCTATTCATATTAATGCTTTCTTCCTTTATCTTACACTTGCTAATTACTTTTACTATGCTACTCTTCTGCTCTTTTTAATTTCATCGTATATCCTTCTAAGGCTGCAATCGGTTGCTACAATCATTTTCCGTACATCTGCTTCAGGAGCATTAGCCTTAATGATCATAGCAGCATGTGCCTGTTTAAAATCAGTACTGTCGGCAGCTCCATCGGGAGTGGCTCTCTGGTACCTGCTTCCGTAACGACTGAATAATTCAGTATAACCAACCTTCTTATTGTCGATACTGCGCTGTATTTTGGCTTTCAGTCCGTCGGCTCCCATCATGTACCATCCGCAGGTGCGTTCAAGAGCGTTCCATAAAGCTTTCAGTTCAAGAAAGGCACCGTAATCGAGGTCACCGGCTTCATCAAGAATAATGAGGGGGGCCGGAAGCGACTTCAGATAAAAGACCAAATCCGCGTACACTTCCGAGTACTTACCTGCATACCCCACCCCAAATTCTTTAGCAATGGCCCTTACTAATTTCTGTTTGCTCTTTACCTGGCTGCAATCAATATAAACTGCATCGGTATTGCTGCGTACATACACTTTTGCTGTGTAGCTTTTGCCAATATCAGCAACATCGCACAGTAAACGGCTTGCAGCATGATCCTGGCAAAACTTCAACTGTCCACTCACAAATTTGAATACAGGAGTATCAGCGGTGTTCCACTTTGCTTCGTTGGTAACGCTTAACTCAAGTATCCTGGCAAGCGATATCCAGTTTGCATTGCTCAGTATTCTTTCGGTTTTACCGTTCTTTATCTGCGAGTACTGTGCAGTATTAATGCCCAGCGATAAAGCGAATTTTGCATCGCTTCCGGTAAAGTTTACCCTGCGCTTGCCGAGTTCCTTTACAATTGTTTGTTTTAAAGTTTCTGTAATCATGGTCTTTTGGTCTTTTAGGTTTATATTGGATTAAGTAGTTTTAACTGATTTTACTTTATATTTAAGAAATCCAAAATTTATGTAAGGAGGTTTATGAATAGGTAATACCTTCCCAACTTTTACAGATGTTAAAGGGATATATGCACCCTTCCATATTTCGGTTTGATATGGTATTGCTTTTAAAATAATACCATCTTTATCTACCTGGAATTCTAAAAAATCTTGTCCTTTGTCTTCCAGTTCAATAATTAGTGCAGCATTAACATCAATTGATATCTGCGGCTTTTCTAATTCTAATTTTTCAATGCTTACTTTGGTCTTTTTCATATTTTAGTTTTATATTGATTCAATTCCGCGTTCTGTATAAAAGTCACCACTGTATTTTTCAATAAGCGCATCATAATTGGCTTCGCTTTTTTCCTGCATACTGTCGCTGTTTACTGCTGCTATTTCTACAGGAGTATTCACAGCCTTTTCAAAACTATCGTTGCGTATTATTTCAACCCTTGTGGTCTTCTCAGCCTTATTATCCTTAATCATTTTATCGTAGCTGCTTATATACTTCGCCTGATCCTGCCTTGTGGTTTCATCGGCATCGGTACGCTCGGCCATTGCCTCATTGTAGCGTGTAATAAGCGAGCAGGTGTCAATAAAACAATCGTTCTGGTATATGTACACTTCTTTTATCTCGTCGTTGCTGTCTGGCAACCAGTAAGCCTGTACGCTGTAATTGTTCGGGAGCAGTCTGCCAATTATCGAAGGATGGCTCAGCTGGTATTCCTGGTATTGAACTTTTACTGCCTGGTTCCTCGTAACTGAGGTCGTTGTTAAATGTCCAATAGCACGCATCAGAACCGGACGGTTTATTTTCGGGGCATCAGGGTTCATGTTATGCTTCAGCACACCCATTCTGGTCATTCCCGGATACATTTTCTGATTACTGTGTAAAGCATTGTTGTATTGGTTTACATCGTTCATGTCGTCGGCAACAAGTTCATTGTAATCGAAAGTCTTTTCCTTGTATTCATCATTGCTTTCGGTATTGCTTTTAGGCTGATCAATCCTGTAAGCTTCACTTTTTGCCCACCAACGGCCTATTCCACCGTGATTACTTTTTTCAACACTGTATTTCTTTATCTTGTTGAAATGCTCGGCTCGTTTCTCCTGGCTGTTACTTGGAGCGCAGAAGCGAACAAACGTGAACATTTTAGCAAGTTCAGCAGCAAATTCATTCATTAAATGGTGTTCAACTTCCACTTCCATTGGCATTCCGAAGCCGTTATCATCAATAAACCGGAACATATCCCTGAAGCATTCAAATACCAGGCTCATATCCTTCTTCTGACTGTACGATTTTCCAATAACACAACCGCTGGCAACATCATAAGCGTAATAAGCCTTAACACGAATACCATTGTGCATTTTGCGCGGCAAATCCCTGTCGTCCATTGAAATCTTACTGAATGCGAAGAAAGGAGAGTGCCTTCTGAAATGCGGACGATACACGTTATTGTACTGAAGCGTACCTGATCGGTATTTTGCAACCACAGCAGCGTTATTTGGTTTGTTCAGATAATTCCATATAGTTGCTTCGCTAAGTACTATTGGCTTTCCGTCTTCTTTAATAAAATCCTTGCGGTCAATTATCTCACCGGTCATTAAGTCCACCACTTCAATGGCTCCTCCTAAAAACTGTAAATACAAATCGTGAACATCGTTGCTGAAAGGTTTATTTTTCATGCAATACAGTGAAAGGATCAGGCGTTCAATGGTAGCAGTAACCTTTCGAGTATTTTGATTGCAGAACTTACCCGATATAAGGCTTTCGTATCCACTCTTCAGGTAATCCTTCAATTTCATTTTCAAACGCTTTTCGCTGGCAGGAAGAGTGTGGGGATATTCATCATTTTGTACGAGCATTACAGCCTCCGTCATATTTCCCCACATCTTACTGCATGATCCTTGTTTGCTTTTACGAATGGCCTTCGTTTCATTCAACACAATATGCATTGCATTCAATACCGATGCATTTGCAACATATTCGCGCTGGTAATCTTCCGGCAGCATCCTTCCATCGTACAACTTGTACATGGAATAAAACTCCACGGCTTTAGGATCCTTCTCCAGGCATCCTGCAAGTCCGCTTTTTTTGGCTGATTCTTTAGGATCACCGTATTTAATAATGATCTGTTCTTTCACCCCCGATGGGAGGCTATCGAACTTAACCAGGGCCGGAGTACCGTAACATCCCCTGCGGATAACCTCCAACTTACCTCTTTGAGTGTAGTGGCGGTAATTGGCTATTGATATAATATCGGGAACCAATTCTCCGTGTTGTATAGCAAGTGTGTTATTATAATATTCCATAGTGCTTGGATAAAAAAACAGTGCCTCACCCCGAAGGGATCGGCACTGAGCTTCTTTAAATTTTACTTGTGAATTTTCTTAATTGTCTTACATTACCTAAAGCAACACCATTACATTCCTGGTATTTACTTTCTAAATTGACGGATATGGTATCACTTGATCCGTGAATTTCAGTTTTCATCAATAATTTCAGAACAATTGTGTTTCCAAGAGAAGAATCCTTTTCTTTTACTTGTTGTGCTGATCTTAGTATATCTTCAAGATCACGAATGTTAATTGATATTTCCATATTGCTCAGATTTTGGAATTATTTACTTTTTAATAATATTTTGCGACTTTCAATTATCTTTTCAGCAGCATTTCTCACTTTATCGGTCAATGTTCGTTTACCGTTTATTTGTTGCCATGCTGTACTCAAGGCATATCCTGTCATTTCGCTGATTAGTTGGTAATCGCCCTTCCTTAATTTTGCCTTTAAATTTGCTTTTGCCATTATTTTATACTTACATTTGTGTCGGATAACTTTGCAAATATACTGTGATAATTTCTAACAATGCAAGTTTTCTGTTAAAATAATTCACTATTTTTTGTTATAATTATTAACAATGAAATGTTAATATCCGATAAGATTAAGACCGTCAGAACGTTATTAGGGCTTTCACAGGATAAATTCGGTGAAGGTATTGGCCTAACACGTTCAAGTATGGCTCAAATTGAAACCGGAAAACAGAAAGCTCCGGTAGAGTCAATACTGGAGATTGTGAAAATTTATAACATTCCTTACGCTTATTTTTTTGAAGATGATCTGGCTCTGATCAGTGAGGTAAATGATAAGCTCAAGAATAAATCGCTTACTAAAAATAGGAAGTACCATGAATCAACCAGGGAATCTTCCATTGTAGATGATACCAATTTTCACTATATACCTCTAATACCAGTGGAAGCAATTGCAGGATTAAGCAAAGGCGATGTTCAGGTTATGGAATATGATGTTACCAGCCATTATAAAATACCTGAATTTAATGGGAAAGCAGACTTTCTTATACGCGTATGTGGCACATCTATGGCACCTAAATACTACAACGGAGATATTCTTGCTTGTAAACGTATCGAAGAACTAACTTTTATTCAGTGGGGGAAGGTTTATGTTATGGATACCATTCAGGGGCCGTTAGTTAAGCGTTTATATTCTTGTCCCGGTAAGGATGACTGTATTATATGTCATTCTGATAACATGGATATGTATCCACGCTTCCAGATTACAAAAAATGATATTCGTTCCATTTCAATAGTCATAGGAACCATCCGACTGGAATAAAACCACTTGTTCCACACGCACACGCTTTTTTACATTCATTAAAATGGGTTACACTTCATAATACATTGATATTTAATGTATTTTATTAAATATCTGCCATCAATATGACATATTGGCGGTGTATTTTCACCCCCCTATGAGGCTAAAAAACCTCGTTTTTATGCACTAAAAGTGTATTTTGTACCCCTTATCTCGTCCGTTTTTCCACGTTTTTGGGTAACCAACTGGGTAACCAACATGACACCCATCACATTTTTTACATGATTTTAAGGTCAAAAAACACTTATTAAATGAGGTTATAATGTTGGGGCCATAAACAGGCAATAAAGTTTTGCTATATTCCCTTTTTTCCTTAGTTTTGTGGCTGTTTTAAGGGTATTGTAATGGTAGTATTAACCTGTAAGGGATCACGGCCAGTAAAACGGCTCGTATTATTAACCATCAATTTACCTAAATAGTAGAAATGGGACGTTTCGTTTTGGGGTGCCCATCGGGCAAAAAATAGTATAACTCGTTAATTATTAGAATTTTTCAGGCAAAAAATAATAATACTTTCTTGGACAGTTGGTTTTATGCCCTATACATTTGTTGAATTTGAGAATGCAATAAAAAATATT